TCAGTCAGGTTTGGCCTGCTGCAGAATCAGTGCATCCTCAAGTTCGATCATCGCCAACTCGATGGCCTTCTGGCAGAGATGAAACTGCTCATCTGTCACGTCGGCTTCGCAGGCCTTCTCTAGTTCGTCACACGCTTCGACCACCCGCGAGGCGCTGATGATGCGGGCTGCGCCCTTGATCCTGTGCGCCAGTTCGACGGTCTTCCCGCGATTGTCTTCCAGTGCCAACCTGGCAAGTGACAACCGGTCCTCGTGGTTGCTCTGCAGCAATTGGGCGATCAGGCGTTCGACCATCTCCGGGCGGTTGCCGGTCAGGTTGCTGACGCTGTCGAGGCGGAAAGGCAGCGCGGCTGTGCGCCCCAGAGGAGATATCGTGCCTAGTCGCTCGCTGAGCGTCGACAGGCTGATGGGTTTGAACAGGCAGTCGTCCATGCCCGCAGCCAGGCAACGGTCTATCTCGTCTTGCTGGGCATTGGCCGTAAAGCCCCACAGCGGGCAACGGGGCCGGGCTGACGAGCCTTCCAGGGTGCGGATGGCGGACGCCATGTCATAGCCGCTCATGATCGGCATGTTGCAGTCAGGAACACCACGATAGTGTAACTACTTGATTTTAAAGGGGGTAAAATCCTCCCCAAAACTCCCCCAATATATTCCTAAAACGAATTACGCGACGTCGATCCACTCCGACCCGCGACCATCCTTATACATCTCAGTCATCGCTGCGTTGCGGTGACCTAGGAGCTTCTGAGGATCACGGCCTTCTAACGCATGAAGTCGTGCGGCCAGGGATCGCATTTCATGGAAGCTGGGCGGGCTCGTACCTAAGTCAATGCCTAGAGCAGCAGCACCCTTATCCCTGGCTTCGGCAAAGGCCAGCGTCAGGGTATTCAGCTTTACTGGACTCCCTGCTTTTGCGACGGCGACCGTTCTCGCGTGATGCACCAGGTGCTTTGACAGCACCCTGTCTCTGCACATCTTTATTACGTTCGACAGGTCAAGGTCTATTGCTTCGAGCCTGAGGCTGGTGCTGATCCGCAGGCGAGCGCCGGTTTTCGACTGAATGACATGCAGGAAGCCGTCATGCTCATCCTTGAACAGCATCGAGCCGATGTCGTCTCTGCGTTGGCCCGTGAGTAGAGCAAGCTCCATCGCACGCTTCAGCCAAGGTCTGTCAGTCGCAGCGTGAGCTGCTTTCCAGAGTTCGAGACTTAGACGTCCACGCTTCACTTTTGACCTCGCGGCCTTTGTCGCATCGACCGGGTTCAAGTCACACCATCCAGCCGCAATGGCTTCTGTGAATACATCCCTTAGCAGCGACCGCAATGCTTTGGACATTGGCGCTTTTCCTGCTTTGGTGAATGTGGCGAGGAACGTCGCGATATCCATTGTCCGAATACTGCGCATGTATTTTTCGCCGAAAGCATTGTTGATGACCTTGAGTCTGCTCTTGATGCTTCTGGTCGTGTGGGCGCTTAAGCCGCGTTCTGTGTAGATCAGGTCGTACTCGCCGAGCCAATCAGCGAATGTGCGGTCATCCACTGCGACTGGCTCTGCGATCCGTTGCGCCAATGTCGGCTTCAGTACGTCTGCATGATTGGCGGCGGCAGCTTCCATAATCGCTGCCGCCTTGTCCTTGCCCAGGCCGAACATGCGGCCGGTGACCGGGTCACGGTAGGTGTAGTAGGTATGCCCGTTACGCTTATCGGTCTTTCGATACAAGTTAGGCGGTAGGTCTTTTGACCCTGCTTTACGCGGCCTTGGAACCATTTCGTGCACTCTCTATTCGGCTGATCAGGCTTCCGCCCGTAATACGGACAATCGGTTTTTCGGGTTCGCTGTATTGCGCCTCGGCTTCTACATAGTAGCTCCGGCCATGCTTTACGGGTGCTGGCGCAATTCGTCCTTCGCGAGCCCACTTGCGCAGCGTGTTCAGGCTGGGCGGCGTCCGGAACTGGTCGGCCGCCCACTCGTCGAGGGTAACTTTGCTCATGATATTGCTCCGGGCCGCGCTGGGCGGCGGAAGGGGTTAATCGATCTGGTAGTAGACGTAGCAATCCACGGCTTGCCCTTGAAGTGACCTGTGCATGGCCTGAACTCCGGCGTATCGGCGGTTTCCTTGTCCTCCGAATGGCGCGCCCAGATGAAGCCCGCGCGAGTGGTAGGTGTTTGCTTTGGACAGGTAGCCGGGTAGTCCGCTGCTGATCACCGCCGCCTCGCGTACGCCCGGCATTGGAATTACTACCCGGTCAAGGTTCGCGCTGCCGCCATCGTTCTGGCAGGCTTCCGCGGCTTGTTGGCCTGCTTTAATCGCGATCCGAATCTTCGGCCCGAGTGAGGCCAGTTCGTCTTTATTCATGCGCACATCTCCGCCCGCCGATCACCGGCTGGCTCTGTAGGGAAGGGGATATCCGGCAGTTACTGCCGTTCACTGCTATGGTCCACACACCCAGCAGGAGCTGGCGCAACACCAAGGAGCGGTCATGGAATGCACCACAACCACGGACGAGGTCTACGGCCCGCGCAATGCCAGGCTCGGCAGGCGGGCTATCGACGGCAATGTCTGGTCAGGCAAAAAGATGATCTTCAGAATCATCGATGACCGGGTCTACTCAATGCACGATCAGTACCTGGGCGAGCTCAGGTATGGCATTGCGTCGACTGGCCGGGGGGAGCTGATATTTATCGTGAGGTAGGCGACAACCGCGACCGGCTAGCGTCCAGAGGTGCCGCAACGGCTCCTCACCCAGAGGTTTTGTACTTGCAAACATCCATTGTTTGGATTGGCTTGGCGATTTTCATTGTCGTTGTCATGGCAATTGCTGCGGCTTTATTCGCAATTTGGATATTGAATGGCGAATAGAGTCAGCTCTTCACACGCTTGAACTCGACTACCCAGACCCACGGGTTTGCGTTCCAGTTGCCTCCGACGGATGTCCAGAGCAGCTCGAACGATTTGCGCGGGTCAGCGCTGTATGTTTCGATCCCATCAACGTGCCACCACTCACTGAGTTCGGCATGATCGGTGTAAAGCCGTACGCCTTCGGCTCTGGCCTGATCCTCGCTGATATCCTGCAACCGCTCGACGCGCACGTCGGTGATTTCCAGCAGGATGCGGCTTGCCCAGCGCGGCATGTGGATGCTTGGAGTCCAGCCTGTGTATCCGCTTTGCGCAGGGCTGTTCATGCCGTGATCATGGTCTGGCTGCAACGTTCGGTAAGGGTGATGATGGCTGTGGTAGATCTTCGGATACGGGCCGTCAGCGCGATAAATTGTTTGGTAGGTCACGCCAGGCGGGCCGGGTATGCCGGCACGGCCTTGCTGCGTATAACGGCCGTCAGCTACCTGAACTGGATGAACGTCTTGCCAGCTTTCGCGCACCCACAGTCGGTCACCGGGCTTTCCGTATGGGCAGGCAATTGGGTATTCCATGCCTTCGTGGTCAGACGTGAAGTCGCCAAAGGCGTTGTATGGCCACCAGCCGTTACCGTGGTCAAGCATCATGAAGCCGTCCGCGTGCGCCTTGGTCGCTTTCACGGCTCGTCGCGTGNNNNCTTCGTCCTTGCCGCACACGCGGCTGACATTGAATTGACTGAGAGGGGGTTGTTACTGCGGGGGTGTTCCGGGCCCACCTGGCAAAAGTGAGGCCCTGTCAAACCCTTGGAGAAGCGCTTTATGAGTTCAAGTATCGGCCTTTCGGCGTTGATACTCGGTTGTTTCGGCACTGCCTGGGCCGCTGCACGCCAGCAGGTTGGCTTGTTGGTCATGACTGGCCGTGGTTCAGCTTGGCGACTTCATCAAGGCAGGCATTCCAGGCGGAGGCTTTTAGGTTGTTAGCGGCGTTGCCCAGGCCATTCCATTGAAGCCGAGCAGGCAGCACCACCTTCGTCGTGGCGGGCTGATCGGCGAGAAGTTGGGCAGCAAGCTTCTTGCTGATCACCAAGGTTCGATCAGCCCCCTTATTGGAGTCGAAGATGTGGAGCAATTCTGTAATCGCCACCGGCTCGCCCTGCTGATCGCCTTGCTGCGCAAGTGCGAGCCGCAAGTCTTCGCAAAGGCGGCTGGACCAGTTCGAGGTATTGTTGGAGGTTGCGCACGCAAGGGCACGCTCTAGCAGCTCACGCGACACCCGCACGTCGTTCGGTTTGTTGGTCATGCCCATGATCGGCTCCGGGGGCGCAGAGGGTTGCGGATAGATTTGATCTCGCGGATAGCCTCGCAGCACATCGGGCAACTGATGGACTGATCGGACGCCGCTATTTCATAGGGTTCACTTGTGAGCTTGTCGTCAAAAGCGTCGAAAGCCTCACCGCACAAGGAAAACTCAGGCTGCACCGGGCTCGCGGCACAGCGTCGGACTTTGCTCATACCTGCTCGCCCCCGGCTGGTTTGCACATGATGGTTTTGATGCGAGCGCGGTGTATTGGGTTGAGCGCAGGTTGATCACGGATCAAAAGCAGCAACGCTTCCAGCTCATCACACCGCGCCTTGAGCCGGTCGCGCTCTTTGCGAAGCTCGCCTATGGCCGTTGTCACGTTCATGTAGCCGAGGCCGGTGGCAAGATTCCACACTTCGTCGTATAGCTCGGCCTTATACTTGTGCCGCTCAATCTCGGCCTGTAGCGGGGCGAGGTGGGCGCTGATCCGGCTAACCGCGCGGTCAATTCCCGCCTGAATGAAGGCCGGGGGCGGCTCGTTTGCTGGCGGGCTCGTACTCGTCACTGCCGCTATCATGCCTATCAAGGCTTCGGTCACGATCAGTTGCAGGTTGAGACCAGCAGCAACGAGTTCGGTCGCTGGCGGTTGAGGGGCTGCTGCAATCGCTGCGTAGAACTTCGACTCAAACTCCAAATCCTGACGGGCTGATATCGAGTCCAGCAAGACCATTGGCAGAGGCGCGTTGCGTGCTGCTCGCTTCATTTCTTCGGTCAAAACAACCGCAGGGCGCTTGTATTCATTGCTCATGATTTTTCCCCTGTGTATTCACGCCAAGCGACCTTCACGCCGTTGACCAGAAAGCCCCAGTCGCCTTTCCAGCGGCTGGTGATGAAGAGCGTGTACACGCCGCCGGGCGACACTTCGTCGATGCGATGGTATTCGCCGTGCTTGAGCTGGGCGGTGTCGCCCGCTTCTCGCCAGTAGTCGAGGTCGGTAGGATCGCTAGCCAGCCAAAAGTAACGGCGCTGCTCCTTGTAGAAGCCGCGCAGGATGACCGTGCGTGCATCCCAAGGATGGTCGTGCAGGTCCCGGTCGGCGTCGGGCCGCATGATGTGGTGTACCCGGATCGACCAATGGCACCATCGGAAGCGCCCGAGGTGAGTTCCCCTATCGTAGGCGTTGAACAGCCACCAGCGGCCCATGTAAACCTCTCTGCCATCAGCTGACCGTATGTGCAGGTATGGGGTGCGCTGGGCGCGTGTGATGAGCCAGGCAGCGATTGCCGGGCGCGCGAGTAGTTTGGCTAGCAGTCGCCAGAAGAGATTGAGCATAGAGATACCTCGACGGTATAGTCGCTGAATTTAAGGGAGATTCGAATGAAGCTTTGGAAGTGGTTTGAGCACAAACGTGTTATGAAAAGAATTCGCTTGGAAGAAGAAGCATTGCAAAGCCACTTCCCCCACGAGCCAGGAGACAATTGGCAATACTACGTTCAGGAGTCGGATAAGATTTATGAATGGCGTCAGCTCGTTATGACTAAGTATCTTTCCCGAATTGCTGACGATTTGAACGTGCCTCTTCCAGATCGTCGCGATAAGTCTCTGTGGGAAAGCGTTGATTTTGATAATGATCCTTCGCAGCCGAAATATCTAACCCCGAAAGGCGTTGTTGAAGCAAGACGATTAATACGAGAGGAACAGAAAGCGAAGAGGGAGGCGATTGCATTTTGGGTTCCTATCTTCTTTGGGTCGGCAGGTATGATTACCGGCATTATCGCCGCTTTAAAACATACTTAGTCGCCGCAAAAACAGGCAATCGCCTCGTCGTGGTCGGCGAACATATCGAACTGGGTGTCGGAGTAGTCAAGCATCTGTTGATAGCTCGGCCGGTCGAAGCGAAACAGCGCTCCGTCAGTGGTAGCGGCACTGCTCTGTGTAGCAGTGCGCTCCATCCGAGCCCACCAGTCGGCCTTGCTCCGGTCGCTGGCAATGATCGAGTAGACCTGCTTTGCACCTTTGAGAAAGCACAGGTCGCAGTTCCCTTCCAGGGTGCGGCCATTGATCGTTGGTAGCTCCAGATCAAACGGCTGAGCCTTCCAGAATTCTCCGATCTGCTGCACACCTACGCCCGCATCAGCCAGTGGCATCACCATCGTGGCGTGTTTGCTCTCTGTCGTGGTCTTGCGGTGCCGGATCTTCGCCACGCGCCGTGGCTCGTCTGCCCTGATGCCGGTCATCATGTCGACTGGCGTTTCCTCTGTGGAGCATCCAACCATCCGCAGATATTTGTGGATCACCCTGATTTTGAGGTCAATGGTGCAGAACCGTGTGACTGGGTTGGGCAGATAGCTGCGCTTGCGGATCAGCGCTTCGAACGGCTCGCCGTCTCTGCTGGCGGTTTCGTAGGTGACAATGGCGAAGCCTCGATCATCGTCGCGGTACTCAAGCCAGACGATGGGCACCTGCCAGCGCCGCGCGCATTCGTTTACAAAGTCGAGGGTGGCGGGGTGTTCCTTACCGGTGTTGGCAAACGTGACGATCAGATCGTCCAGATCATCGTTGGCGTCCAGCACCTGGCGCAGCATGTAGGCGCTGGTCCGGCCACCGGAAAAGCTGACGACCGTCGTCCCGCAAATTTTGTAAAGTGACATAATGTATTCTCATTAAATGAATCCCTGCAATCTTTCGAGATCCTTTGAAAAAACTGAGATAGAAAATGAAAACGGGGCGATGTGGTTTATGTAAGAAAGACGGCATTATTCGGAAAAGTCACTTAGTGCCGAAAGCAGCATATAGGCTTGTGCGAGATCCTAAAACTCAGGGTGGGGGATCGCCCTTGAGGATCGATACGCTTTCCCGTCGCGCAGGTAGAACAGACAAACAGGTGACGGCTGACTTTTTATGTGGTGCTTGTGAAATTCTTTTTTCGAGATTTGGTGAGGCTCCTGTTTCAAAGCTTTGGGGTAGCTATACTAGTTTCCCTATGCTGGATATTTTGGGCGCATATTTACCTGCATCAATCAGTCAGCGTAGATCTATTTATAATACCGGTAGTCTGCCTCTAGAGGTGCTAGATGCTCTTTACTATTTTGGCGTTAGTATTGTCTGGCGCGCTGCGGAGTGGCCTGCTAATTTCATCGGTGTGAATAGCTGTGCTAAAGTTTTTTCGCTGTCGAAACTAAAAGTTATTGAAAGTTACCTGCTGAATCCCTCTGGGAGAATTGGCGATATATTTATGGTTGTGGATGTTAATACTCAAAGCGGCTTGAACGGAATGTTTTCATTTCCGTCGAAAACAAAAGCTGAACATGCTAGTGCGATTCAGTTTGACTTGTTGGGGCTTCGTTTCATAGTGTTTTTCGGTCTCGACTTTCCGGATGAAATCCGAAGACTAAAGTCTGATTATGGTGATGACATGATTGTTACGACCTCTGATCACATGCAAAGCAATGCTACCAAGCAAATAGCGAGATTTTTGGACGAAAACAATATTGACTAAGGGGTGCGTCACTTAGGCTAATCAGTCGCAAGCGTCCATATCCTGCGAAATTGCGTTATACGAAGGCTATCGATTTGGGCGAACGGCTCGTTGAAGGCCTCAACACGTTCAGCGCAATAGGTGAGGGTGGGGCTAGGCGCGTCGGACCTTGAAGAAGCACATCGCTTTGCCGCTGTCGAAGCAGTCTTCCAAGCGCTTGAAGGCTTGGTACTTGGCCTGACTCGGCGTTGCTGCCCAGACTCGCTCAACGTAGTGCCGAGCGTCACCGATGTCATGCACCACATCGAACCAGTCGAAGTTTTTGGCCGTGATGACTTCGTATTCCTTGAGAGGCAGTTTCTCGGCCATTTCGCCGTACTGAACCTCGTGCGTAGGGTGGTAGTTGCTGATCCGCTTTTTAGGATCATCATCCAACACCACGCCGATGTAGTGGCCGCGATCAGCCAGGATGATCCCGGGCTTACCGTAGGCGATAACTCGACGACCTACCTCGGCGGGCACCTGATAGTGCTGCCGGACGTATGCGCAGTTGTGGCTCATGGATTATCTCCGGTCAGGCGCCGCCCTCCGTGTCCGGTGGTGGCAAATTGGTTTGACTTGGGTAATATCGGGGGTTCGGCATGGAGCCGACTCAAGGAGCTAAAAATGTATGCAGGTGAAGTGTCCGTAGACTCGATGAAAGCATTTGGCATTGACATCGATACAAGGCATGGCAAAGCAAATGAGTTAGCGGAGATGCTGAGTTTCTGTGTTGCCATTGCAAAAACGGGATTGCAAAGCCGTGTGATTAGCCTGTTCTACGATTCAAACAGCTCCTGCTGCACATTCGAACTGTGCCCTTCAGTTGAAGAATTCGACGAGGTCGCTGAAGGCATCAAGCGTGCAGCTTTAAAAACGATCGGTCAGTTCGAATGGTTTGGCATCATCAACCATGGAGCCCCGATTGAAGCTGATCTGGAGCTATAACTTCGTCACCTGGGTCGCGCCTAATCTCGGCCAAGCTTTGATTTCTGAATTCCAGCGCCACGTTTTCGTCAACCAGGATTTCGTGGCGCGGAACCTCATGCATCAGGCTGAGAAGCTGCCCAGTGACAGCTGCGCTGCATCACCTACCTTCACTTGCAGAACTGACTTGAACTCTTGCGCGATCTCTTCGCGCAGCACGTCCTCGCCGACCCAGCGCAGTTTCAGCACCGGTTGTGCGCCGCTGGTGATAACCGAGATTCGCAGGATGATCTCGCGCAGTTGCACGCCTTCAAACGGCACAGCCGAGAAGATCAGCGACGTGGGCAGGGTTTCCTTGCTGGTTGCCTCGATGGCATCCATTGCGCTGCGGCTGGCGCGGGTCTCGCTGACAGTGTGATCGCTTTCCGACGATGCCTTGACCGTGATCGTGCGCACGGCGGCGATGGCTTTGGCCAGTGGGATGTTCTGCAGCTCATCGCCAACCGCCGACAGCGTGCTGTGCCAGTCTTCAATCCAGTCGCTCATATCCTTCTGAGACATGGCCTTGCCACTTATAGCCTGCACGGCCTGATAGGCAGCGGTTGGCTTAAGCTTCAGCACGGCGCGATCATCTGCGTGGCCTGGCACTTCCTCGTTACCCAGGTTGAACAGCACCGAACAGGTCATTTCGTCCTGATTGATGAAGCCTTTCGCGTCGGCGACTGCGCGGTCGGAAATATATTTGGCGAAGTCCGCCAGGGAGTTGGTGGAGAACGTGCCACGGAAGCGGCTGCGGCCCGCGCCGAATTGCTCAAGGTTCACGACCTTCGCGCCTTCGGGCAGGACGATGGTGGGCGTGACGGTGTCCAAGACCTTGCCGTCCGCGATCAGCGCGGTGTTGGTGATCAGTTGAATTGCTTCTTTCGTGAGGGACATATTGCAGTTCTCGTGGTGGGTAGCGTTTACGTGCGGGGAACGATGGGTGCCTGTTCACGGGTGAACAGCTGGTCATGCTTTTCGGCGAACAGGGAAATGTTTCCGCCAGTGCCAACGTGCATTGGCGTATCCAGACTGGTGTTCTCGCTGCGCGTGCCGCGCTTGGTCGGCACCTTGTAATCGAGCTTGTGTTTGATCTTCACCTGGTGAGATTCACCGATCTGGGTGAAGTCCAGGGTGATGACCAGCTTCCCGGCCTTGCCGTGGTCAACCACACCGGCGGCGACTTCGGAAAGGGCGTGGCCGATCTGGCTGGCAAAAGCCCCGCCATTCAGTTCGTTCAGGAATTCGCTGGTGTCTGTCGGCTTCGACATGGTTGTTTCTCCGGGGGCTTGAGTCCACTGGGTGGGATGTTGAGTTGAAGAGGGCGGCGGCGATGGTTGGCGCGGGACTGCATGCGCCTCATTTCGGGCTTGGTCCTTGCAGCGGGTAGTCGATGTTGAATTCACGGATCAGCCGCTTGATCATCGTGTTACTCAGCCCGAGCTCGACGACGGCGGCCTTCTGCGATATGCCGCGATCGCGGGCGGCTTTGATCCGCACTACGTTCAATGCGTCAGCTACCGGATCGTGTTGATAAGGTATGAGGTTCGAGGTCGGGACGAACGCCGTGTATTCGAAGCCATGCACACGGGCCATTTTCCGAAGCCTGTAGATGCTCACGCCGGTTTTGCGCATGACATCGGTGATGGTCATCGTCTCGGCAAGCTTGCGGACGGCCTCTACCTGCTCACCGCGTGCGTGGCACTTGTCTGGAATCGCATCGTTCGGGGCTATTGCGCGTAATGCCTCTTTTGTGCGGCGCCGCGGTGCAGGCTGTTGCACGCTTGGCGCGCTCATACGGCCATAAGGCTTAGCCTGCGGCCTGACCGGGAAACCCTTCAGCGTTCCGATTACACCGCCGCGCTTGAGGAATTTCGCTACCTCGGCCTCGAGCGCTGCAGACCTTTGTTTGTTGCGCTGAATCGTGCTCAGCTCTGGACTGATCATCAGCTTGCACCGTACAGCGCGAAGAGAACGAAGGCGGTGGCGATGGCTGCAGTCCAGCGCAGCATGTGTGTCGCGATCGATGGCTGGCGTATAGGTTGCGTTTCCAGCTGCTCTGCGGCCTTGCAAGCCGCGCTGTGGCCGCGATGCACACCGCGCACAGCACCTGTCGAACGCTCGATGATGCCGAACTCGTTATTGCCGTTTGGGACCACCGTGAAGCGCGGCAGGGTGGCAGGGTTGAAGCGGCCAACCTTGTCGTAAAACTCGGCGGTGGAAAGGTTGCAGCGTTGGCGCAGGTCTTCGAGGATTGCACGACGCTGGCTGATTGTCTGATGCATGTGAGGCTCCTTGACCGCATTGGCCAGATGCCAGGCGCGGGTGACCAAACCCAGCCGTTAGACTGGCCTGGCACCTGCCGATGCGGTCGTTTGATTTGGGGGAGGGTGATGCAGGGTCCCGCTTTCGCGGTTTGAAGCTAGAGTGGAGTGATTATTTGTAGCTTGATTGCCTGGGCGACCATTGCGGTTCGCCTGGTTACTTTAAGCTTGAACATCGCGCTGCTGAGCCTTTTTTCGACGCCGTTGGAGGACAGCCCAGCAACCTTTCCAATCTCCTTGGATGTGAGACCTTGGGCAACATAAAGCACGAACTCAAGCTCGCGCGGCGCCAAGCCCCGACCAAGATGGCCTTTCCATTTTCCGACAGTGATCGTTTCTTCCATTCCTCGATCTTACATGCTGATCACACACGAGAGCACCTTCTAGTGAAGGTGCCGCACCGGTGCTTTTAAATCCTCAGCCAACCTTGCGGGCCGAATACCGGACACCGAAGCTGGCTGTGTTTCGTGTTGGTCCCTGAACTCAACTGCCGTCTGGCGTCAGGGTCTGTCTTTGACGATGTTAAAGAGTGGTCAATTCGCTAAGGCCCTGTTGAGGGGCTGTTGCGTTTCGATGCCCTAAATTTAGAAAACTAAACACAAGCCGTCAACATTTATTTTAGGAAACTTAACTTCCGCGTCGTCCATTTACATCCTAGGAGCTTGGACGTCAAGACTTACGGTTCCGCAATCTTCACGCTACTCTGTCCGAGCGCTGTTTTTATATACAGCATCAGAGCAGAGGGTACGGAATGGCGAAGAAGCAGCCTAGAACGGCAGTGCAGGAAGCAATAGCTGGTGTTGAGCGGCTTGGACTGCGGGTTTCAGGAATGATAAATCACCCTACCGCCCAGCAGCGACGATCGGTGACGATCCACCGTTTAGATACTGACGGTGATCTCGAGTGGGGAGAGGTACTGAGCGTGCTGTCGGAAACCGACACTGTGGACGTGACTATCAACGACGATGGATCGGTGACCCTGGACTGGGGAGCGCTGGACGACGACGATCCGACTGTGCAGGTCGTTGACGAATTAGAGGTGGTCAATGAATGTAGGTAATATCAGTCTTGCGAATCATTTGACTTTACCGCTCTCTCATAGATGAGAGAGCGAAAAATCAGGTTGTCAAGGATCGCAACAGCTGATGATTACAAAAAAACTAGAGGTCTCCCTCCATATTAGCACCTGTGGCGATAACGAACGCGTTTGCGCTACTCCAGTGATTCGGCGAACTGTTGACTAATATTAAAGTTGAATGGTACTTTCTTATCGTCAAAAGAGTACTCTACCTTGTGCTTGCCAACCGTTTTGAACTCTAAACCAATCGTTTTAAACGCGACGACTGTAATTCTATCACTTTTCGGCATGAGACCCTCTTGGGTTTCAAGAATCGTCACGCCGGTAGGATCTAATAATCGAATCCGAATGGTTGCGTCCTGAACTAAAGGCTCAAATGACGCGTAAAAAGCAAGTTGCTGAGCTCGCATTGGTGTGGGGGACTTATGATCCTTGATTTGGAATATCAGCCCTTCGGTATAGACGCCTATTAGCGAGACCTTGTGGCCAGACTCTTGGCGGATGTCTTCGCACAATATCATATTGAGCGGCTTAGGAGCTTTGCTTAGCATAGATTGAGTACCGGTGCAGATTTCGGTAATGACTGGCTGACAGGAAAGACGCTAAACTCCTTATACATCATCTCGTTAGCCGCACTTGTGACGGTTTGAATGCGCTCGGGCAGCTGCTTGTTAGCAGGGCCAAAATCAAAAGTCTTGGTGAAGAATTTCAATAACGATCCAAAGCTAATCGGGAATATTGGCAATGCTCCAGCAGCCGCGTTGGGAGACTCTAAACTTATTGAGACTATCTCTACCATAGTAGCTGGCGGGGATAGCGCAGTTGAGTGCTCGTTGTGGTACTGATTTGCTAGAATTTGACGCGACTCTTTGCTCTTGGCTAAGACTGTAAATAATTTTCGGGCTAACGCCGACGGAACAATAGAATGCGATTCATATTTAGAAATCGAATTGCCTGTAGCTCCAGTCATTATAGAGAACTCCTTTTGGGAGACGCCAAAATTGTTACGTAGCTCCTTGACTAAATAGCCTATAGCTCTGTCACTAGATTCGTGGTCGGCTAGCCAAGCTAGCTTAGCCTCTGAAATCATAGCGCTGTTCTGTACGACAAGTTCTGGCGTCTCGACCTGCTCGCCGCACACACAACACTCAAATGCCGGGAGCTCAAGCTCGACGCTGTGGCCTGGCATTGGCCGCGCAATGAAGATGTATTTAACTCTCTGGAGCGCGTTTAAGCTCGCGCATATAGGGCATTGATTATTCATTTTCTTTGCTGATGCAATGATTGAACACTGGTCACCGAGATGGTCGATTCACTAAATTTCATTTTTAGGTAAACTTGGCATTTAGCCCCATTTGGAGCAGTAATCCACGGAAAATAGACGTCCATTGCAATTTCCTTACCTTCTGGATCCAAAATCAGACGTTTTCTGTCGTCCCTGAGCAACCAAACATGGTCAAAGTCCGAGGGTGTTAGACTTCGGATCAAGTTACGCACGGCAAGTTCAGGCATTTCAAGGTTCTCCGCGTCCTGACGAGCTCGTGGAGTGATCGCAAATCCGTCCTCCCTAGCAGCCGCAATCTGCATCTTCTGCAAATCATACCGAGGTTGCTTGAGCGCAGTATTAACCATGATGGTTAGAAAAGCCAAAAAAAATCACGTATCTCTGAATAGGGGCTCTGGCCATCGCAGCGCCGTTTTTCCCTAGACCATTCCTTGCGCTTGTCATACGCCGTTCCGTCCCTTGAGTTTTTAATAAGCCCAATCAGCTCGATTGGCCGCGTTAAATTGTGCAGGCAAAGACCTCAAACGGGTAGAGCGTTCTGGTGAGACGAATACGGGGGGTTGGGGGAGGGAACCAACCTGCTGAATCGTCAAACTTTTCGGCCGTTCCAGATAAACAAAACCTTGGCATGGATGGCCACATCGTCGATCCTTGCCGTCTGATTCTCGTAGTGCTGGTTGTCAGAGATCAGCCGATAGTGATCTTCATTCAGACGCATCATCCGCTTGATGTACAGCTCCTGATGCCAAGTCAGAAGGTATATCCCCTCACCGATGAACTCGTTGATGCCCCGATCAACGATGACGAGGTCCTTGTCGTTGATTGTGCCCTCCATGCTCTGACCCCAGCCGGTGATCATCGCCAGAGCGCTGGGAGAGCTATACGAAACGCCTTTCTCGCGCAAGATATCTTCCCGCACCACGAGGTTTCGCACCGCTTCGTTGTAATCGGCGGGCACCTGACCATGGCCCATTGCGCCGCGCACGTCGTACTGCGGGATTAGGATTTCTTCTTTCCTTGGGCGGAGGTTCGCATAGCTGGCTGGTAGCAACGTCTGATCGCTTTCTGCGGTGCTATCTGACTCGAGCTCTGCGGCTGCTGCCAACATCCTCTCGCGCACCTTCTCCGATAGATTTTTCCCCGCCTTGGTGGCGAGCATATGGGCCACCAATTCCGCGCTGGTAGATCCGAACTTCGGCTCAGTTGTTGTGACATCAATAGCGGAACCACTGCCTTCGGACAGCCAGTCAGGCGAGCACTTAAGCGCTTTCGCTAAGGCGAGCAGGTTTTTTCCCTTCGCACCATTGGTGCCAGAGACCCAAAAACTGACGGTTGCTTTAGATACACCCGTCAGCCTACTGATGTCGGTCGCGTTGAGGCTCAAAGCCTTCATGCGCGCGGAGACGCGATCTTTGAATTCCATATTTAGGATTCTAAACAAATCGTTGTTTAGATAACTTGCCTTGTTTGGTTAAGATATCTAAACTTCGGGGATGACACCGGAGAATCACCATGACCTACGAAGAAGCTCTGAAGCACTTCAGTACCCAGCGCGCCGTCGGCGATGCCCTTGGCGTGACTACGAGCCGCGTATCTCAGTGCCGTACTGCGGGTGGGTTTTCCTACCCAATGCAGTGCGTACTGGAAAAAGAATCGAGAGGAGCCTTGGTGGCTAAACGTGAGGACGATCCTGCTAGCTCGACACGAAAAACTGCCGCTTAAACCCATTGCTCATCCACAAGTCGCGCCCCGCACTGGCTGTTAAAAGAGCCATGGTCAGCCGTTTCAATGAACAGATATTGTGCGGCATGAACATCGGGTGCCACGGAAACAAAACAGGTTTTTTACGTATGGAAGATTTTTTGGATGCCTGCCAGGCCACGGTTAAAGAAAACGNNNNGGGCGTGTGTGCCAAACGGAGAAGGCTTCGATCAGCCGTGAGATTGGCCACACGCGCCAGAAGCTGGATCTGCTCGAAGAGTCGGTAAAGGTCGCTTGAATTACAGGCGAAAAAGCCGGTGGCTAGACCAGCTTTTTTCACAACTATGCGAGACAAAGCATGCACACCAGACCTGAGCAAGGCAACACAGGCAAAACAATCGGAGTAGGGCTGTGAGCGTTCAAGCAATGTCGTGGGCGCTACAGATCCCACGCGTGACCCTTTCTGATTCCAGCGCCCGGCATGTGCTGCTATGCCTGGCCAACTACGCCGGTACTGACGGACGCGGGGCGTTTCCTTCGGCCACCACCTTGAGTGAAGACACTGGTCTTTCCGAGCGCACCGTCCGATCCAAGCTTGAGCTATTGCGGGCGTCTGAACTGATCGTTCCAGGCAATCAGGCGCTGGCCGCCGTGTACATCGAGCGTCATGACCGACGCCCAGTCGTCTATGACTTGCCGATAAAGCGGGGTGCAAATCCTGCACCCCGGACGGAACGGGGTGCAGATGACGGCACGGGGTGCAAATCACAGCAGAACGGGGTGCAGAATTCGACCGAACGGGGTGCGAAATCTGCACCCAATACGTCACTTAACCATCAATTAACCGAACAGCAGCAGCCGCGCGAGATTTCGGACTTGATCGACGAGCAGGACGCGCAGGCCCTCGAGAACACCGATGATCGCCAGCGCTTTTCCATGTTCGCTGACTGGACACCCGACAGCCGCTACCTGATTGCCCAAGCCCAGATCGCTGGCGTGAAGCCGACCGATATCCCGAACGCGATGATTCGCAGCTTCATCGGCTGGTTTGTGGCCAAACAGAACACCGTAGACACACCCGCAGGCTGGTGTAATCGCTTGGTGGGCTGGTACGTAAAAGAAAGGGCCAAGGGGAACTTGCCAAATTTCGACGACACGTCCTGGTCTGACGATCTTGGTGACCTATGACCCAAGCCAAGCCAAAGCCGCCCCAGAGCGCTACACAGCTCATGACCAGCATGGGCAACCTGCCGCCTGTCGTGCCGTCGGTTCCGAAAGCACTTCCTCCCGGCACAGCGTCCGTTGTGAACGCGCTGTTCAGGGAGTTGCAGGCGATATTTCCGGCGTGGAAGCAAGCGTGGCCAGACGATGCAGCGTTGCAGGCTGCCAAGCGTAGCTGGATCAAGGCTTTCATCGCTGCGGGTATCAACACACTGGAGCAGATCCGTTATGGCCTGCAGAACTGCCGTCAGAATGGGAACGACTTCGCACCCAGCGTCGGCAAGTTCATCAAGTGGTGTCAGCCAACTCCGGAAATGCTGGGTATCCCATCTCACGACAGGGCATTTCGCGAGGCGCTTCTCAAACTGCATCCCTCGCGCCGTACATCGCGGGGGTGGTCACACGAGGCAGTACGCCACGCCGCGCTCCAGTGCGAGATGCATAACCTTGCCGACCTGACGTCGGAGAAGGCCAGCAAGGTGTTCGACCGCGCTTATGACATCACCATCCGCATGCTTGTGCAGGGGCAGTCGCTGGAAGACATCGCAGTTGGCATCGGTCATGACGGACAGAAATCAGAATTCGAGCGGGCCGAAGAGCTGACAGAGCGGGTCAGTCTCGCACTGATCGCACGACAAGGAATCCCGGCAGACGGTGCAAAGGCGCGTGAGCTGCTGATGGCGAAATTTGGCAGAAGGGCGGCGCAATGAACAAGCAAACGAAACTCACTAACGCAGCGCGTGACCGCGAATGCCAGATTCGTTACCCAGGCTGCTCGAGCGAATCCTCTACCACGGTTCTGGCCCATTACCGTCTCGCTGGCACTTGCGGCATGGGCATCAAGCCAAACGACCTGCAGGCCGCTTGGGCGTGTGCTTACTGCCACGACATAGCCGATGGCCGCTTGCGCGCTCCGGCGGTGCTGAGCCGTGAAGAAGTCCGCCTGTTCCACGCCGAGGGAGTCATGCGCACCCAGGACGCGCTGATTCGTGAAGGGATGGTGAAGCCATGAAGCCCGCCGAAATGACGTTGTTTAAACCGAAGCGCACCCGCGCCAAGTCCGTCGACCGTGAAGGCCTGGAGCAGGCCGCGCTGCTGCGCGAGCTCAAGTTGCGTATGCCCTTGGTGGCGTCGCTGATCTATCACGTACCCAACGGTGGACACCGGCACAAGCTTGTTGCGATCAAGCTGAAAGAGCAGGGCGTGCGCGCCGGTGTGCCCGATCTGGTGCTGCCGATGGCCCGTGGTGGGTACTTCGGTCTGTACATCGAGTTCAAAGCCACGCCGCCGCACGATGCCGCTGTATCGGGCAGCCAGTACGAGTGGATACGTCAGCTCAACGAGCAAGGCTATCTGGCGATCATCTGCTGTGGGCACTTCGACGCGATGGAGCAGATTCGCGCATACCTCCGACTTCCTCAGACCGTGGTGGCAGCATGAATCATCAATTCAAGCCGGGCGACCTGGCGCTGATCGTCGGGGCGCACATGACTCCGGACAACGTCGGCAAGGTATGCGAGTTGGTAGAGTTTTTGGCTCAAGAGCAAATCAGCACATGGCGAGAGCCCCGCCACGGCATGGTTATTCAGAACGGCGATGTTCATGCCGCTTGGGTTGTAATCGGCGCAGGCCTCGTATCGTGCTTCGGCTTGAGTGGTTGGGCGCTGGTTGATCAAACCCACCTCATGCCACTGCGTGACGACTCTGTCAAAGAGCAGCAGAAAAGCAAGGAGGCGGAGCCAGCATGACGGCCGCCGTGCGCATCACCGACGCTGAAATCAAGCGCCAGGCCGCTGGCACCGAGCGTGACCTGCGTGACGTGGAGAACCGAGGCCTGTACCTGCGCTTTACGCGGGATCGCGACCGGGCGTCGTGGTACTTGGTCAGCAAGGGCAAATGGAATCTGATTGGCCGTTTCCCCGATCTGTCGGCGAAACAGGTCGTGGCTGCGCTCCCTGGTATTCGGCTTCGCATCGAGGCTGGTGCCAACTCAACGCTCTCCAAATGGGCAACTACAGGTGAGCTGCTGTGCTGGTTCGCCGAGCGGTATTCGCTCGACCGAAGCCTGTCGAAGAAACGCAAGGACACTAGTGCGTCGATGCTCAGGTGTCACCTCATGCCATGCTTGGGCGATATTGCGCTGGCCAGCATCGACAAAGCCACGCTGGACAGCCGGCTGATTTGGCCGATGCAGCAGACCGTTGAAATCGACTACGTACGCTCCGCCTTCCAACTGCTCGCCTTGGCGTTCCGGCAGGCATTCAAGCTGCGGCTGATATCGGCAAACCCGATGCAGGACATCAAGTTCAAAGACTTCTCAACAGCCAAGGTCGGCATCAAGGCTTCAAGGCTGCGCGGCACCCAGTTGCAGGACCTGCTCCACCATTTGGCCGGGGTCATAGAGTCCAATCCGCACGACGGCATGTTGGCCGTGATGATGCTCTGCCACGGCACGCGCATCGGTGAAACTCGGTTGGCCCGCTGGTCCCACATCAGCCTGGCTGAGCGTGAGTGGTTCATTCCAAGCGAGAACACCAAGACCGGCGTCGAGCATCATCTGCCGCTGACAGATCAGGCGCGGCAGTTGCTTATCTGGTATCGCGACAAACAGCAGGCCACCGGTTACGACGGACAATTCCTGTTCCCGGGTCGCGGCGGTGAAGGGCTCAGTGAGGGCCGAGCCAGTGCGGTATTCGCTCGGGTTGGAAGGGGTGAGTGGACCAGCCACGACCTTCGCAAACTGGCTCGTACCTGCTGGGCAGACATCGGTATCGACCATCTGATCGGTGAGCTGCTGATCAACCATGCCATGGGCCACAACGTGAAGGTTTACGTCCAGTCGGGCGTCATGGCGCGCAAGCGAATTGCATTGGAGAAGTGGAACGCCCATCTAGACGGAAAGGGCTTCGGCCTCATTCACACATTGACCGGCTTTAGATTCGAAGATTCTGATAATCACCTACACCCTACGGATGACGTGGCCTGTAGCGCAGATGCCAACACCACCATAGGCGAGGTTTAAAAATGGATATTCAAGCGGACTTACCGGACCTTGCCGAGCTGGAACGGCTGGCCAAGGCTTGCGTTTTGGCCGGTGAATACCTACCCGGCGACGCTTGGAATGAGTACCGCAGCTATGGTCCCGACGAAGTGGCATTTATTGACTTCGTAAAAGTAGCGACTCCATCCGCCATCCTGGCTTTGATCGTCGCGAATCAGGTGCTGCGCAGTAGTGCCGAACGTTATTGGTGGTTGCGCGAAAATGCGCAGCAGGACGTTGATGGGTGGAGAAATGAAAACCCGGTTCGGGTCCATGCCTTGAGTCGTGTAACTGGCTGGCGTGAGCGTATCGACGAATCAGTTGATGCAGCTATCGCAGCGGGAGATCGGGCGTGAAGAAAAGTCATGGTCCGGCTTTCCGCACGGCTCAAATTGACTTGGCCCAGTGCCCGGCCTGCCGAGGCCGAGCAGTGGTAAAGGGTGTTTTCCACGAAATGGCCTGCGTGCAGTGCAACGCATCGGGCTGGGTCGCTGCTGAAACAGGCGAAGCGCTGTCGCTCGAGGTGCTGGTGACCCAGCTCAGCATCCGCTTGCAGGCCGCTGATAGCCAGGTCGAACAATTGAGGCGCTCGGCTGGAAACAGTGGCCCGAGCGCGTATTACAGCCAGAACAACCGCCGCGGTGCCGGTGGATCGAATTACACAGGGGATTGACCATGATGACTCGCAACACGCTGCACCGCCCGCTGGGTGAAACTGAAAACATGCTTGAGCAGTGGGGCTACTGGAGGATGGATGGTATGGGTGTGCCCAGCTACGCGTCGCCCACGCTCGCCCTGATGCGGGATGCCATGCCTATGCCCGGTAAGTCGTATGTGATCACCGACGAGCTTGCCGGGCTAGTGGACGCGGCCGTAGCTGCCCTGTGTAACCGTCACCAGCAGATGGGCGACATGGTCTGGTTCTACTACGGCGCGAAGTGGCCAGCGATCCGGGTAGGTCGTCACTTTGCAATGAGCGAAGGCAAGGCCCGCGAGCTGATCAAAGCCGGTGCAGCTTGGGTGGATTGCTATTTAGAAGGAGTTCGGGCGGCAGCGTAAAAAAGAGTTGTCCATATGGAATAGCTCTGTTTTCATGGCACGGTGTTCAGCTGTTCCAGCGCGGCACCCCTGATGATTAAGCCCAGCTAAGTGCTGGGCTTTTTTTGTGGCTGGGATTCACTCAACAACTCGTAATCTCTGACGCCATAGATGGTCAGGCCTCATTCGGGGCTGTTCGAATTCGTGCGTTCGAGTACTCGAACATCTGTGATTCCCAGTTCCTTGCTCTCTTCATAAAGGTCTCTCCTAACGGGCTCCCCCTTTGGGAGTAGGCCGTGTTTAGCCGTGATTATCTGAAGCGCTGAAAACTCGGTGAGGGGATGCTCGTTGGCATTAGTCCAAATAACGGGCTCTTCTTTAGGTGTTCCGTTTAGCCTGTAATGAATTGAATACAACTTTTGCATTATTGGATGCCCTCGCTAATGGAGTCGAGAGTGTAGGCGATCAATTACATCTCGCCTGACGAGTTACCTAAATGTCTTCTGTACCCGCTGACCAATTCGCCGTTCCCGCACGGCCCTTTTTAAATCCGGAGTAACGATGGACCCAACCGACCTCNNNNTGGACAACGCCGACATCGGCACAGTCCGCCGGCTCAACGAACTGCTCGACTCTGAACGCCAGGCGCGCAAAGACGCCGAGGCCAGAGCTGATCAGTTCGCCAAAGAGCGCAACGAGCTGGCTGCAGCTGTTGGCCGGATGGAAGGAAAGATTGAAGCCCTTACCAGCCATGTAGCTCAGCTCACTGACAAGGTGACCACGCAGAGTGATGAGATCGCTCGACTGCGTTCGCGCCTCGGAGGTATCAACTGATGGAAAGATGCGCAATTGATTTCATTGCTCGCCGCTGGTGGCGCAGCGTGGAGGTTTGGGTCATTGCCTCACTCTTGGTGATTGGATCGTTCGCGCTGGGCTTCGGCGCATCGCAGTGGTATCTCGCCAGCTGGTACAGCGGCCAGGTCGCTGAAGTGCGCCGGGGTTATGACGAGGCCACCATTCAGCGTGATATGCGTCTGAACAAGCTTGCCAAGTCCGCTACCGAAGCAGCCGTAAAGGTTGAGGGCGCAGCGGGTAAGGCCACGGAAGCGGAAGAGGCAGCCAGTAAGGCTGCCGACAAGGTCAACGAGGCGGTAGAGCGGCAGACGCCGTAAAGCGCTAAAAAATCAGACACTGCCATTTCGTTTCACGAACGACAGAGAAAAGATCATGGATAACCAGCACAAGAAAATTACTGGCTACCGCGACCTAAGCCAGTCGGAAATCAACGGTATGAACTCGATCAAGTCCTTGGAGGCTGATACCGGCGAGCTGTTCAAGCAGATAGGCCAGATTGAAGGCGTTGATCCTCGATTGCTAGCTTTGGCCAAGACCAACCTGCAACAGGGCTTCATGTGGTTTGTGCGCTCGATCGCGAAGCCTGTCGACCCTTTTAGCTGATCTACAGCTGCGCCACGGAGTGACCATGACCAAGAAAAATTGGATGGTCACCACGCCCGGCTACAAACCATTCCCGATGATCCTTCTGGAGTGCGCCCTCGATCAAGCAGGTGCGCTTGCCTTTGCCCGGTCGATCTGGCCGCGCTGCACTGTGGAGTAACGCATGAATGACACCAACACACTGAAGGTGGCCACGATCGCTCCAGGCCCCCAGTCGCACCCCGGCAGTCCGCACCTGGCGCAAGGCACCAAGGTAATTCTGTCTGATGGCAGTGAGCTCACCGGCGTCACCCGTATCACGCTGCGCGCTGAGGCCGGTGACGTCTGGAAAGCGATTATTGAGGTGCACCCACAAACCGTACAGATCATCGCTGCTGAAGCCGACACATGCGTGGTGGATTGCACATCGCTGAATGATGAGCGTCGCCGCTATGCAATGGCGAAATATGCAGATCCCGACACGCCAGCCCCAACCGACGGCACGGTGCTGCTCGATACAGGCGAAGAGCTTGCACCTCATGGCATGTAGTGGCTGCGAAGCCCGGCGCGAGTGGATCAAGAAGTGGAGCAAGGTGGCATATGAACGAGCACAGCAACTCCTTGTTAAGCCAGATCCTGGCCGAGCAGATGAAGCAGACCCAGCTGCTACAGCGGATGGCAGAGCAACAGACGCTGCTGATCGACGCACTGAGTGAAGAAGAGCCGGAAGACCCCGATACCCAGCCCCGCACCTATCTGGACGGCACACCATGCCGTTGAGGCCGCAGAAGCCATGCAATGCCCAGGGCTGCAACACATTGACCCGCAACCCCCGGTACTGTGATGCCCATAAGGATGTAGGTAAGCAGTTCGAAGTGAAGCAGCGTGAGAAGCAACGCGAGACCAGCAGCCAGCGCGGCTACAGCTACAAGTGGCAACAGGCCCGCAAGGGTTTCTTGGCTAAGCATCCGCTCTGCGTAGAGTGCGAGCGCGTTGGACGTGTCACAGCGTCGACAGACGTTGATCACATCGTTCCTCACAAGGGTGACATGGACCTGTTCTGGGATCGATCCAACTGGCAGGCCATGTGTCATCCATGCCATAGCACGAAGACGGCGGCAGAGGACGGCGGATGGGGCAACACCCAGTCTGCCCGGCCTCGCTGACCGAAACGAGAACGATTCTCGCCATTTTTCACGAAAATGCACCGATACGGTGCGAGCCCTGTTCTGGTGCGGTGGGGGCGGGTCAAAAGTCTGGGGCCTTACGCTTCTAGACCGCGCCCTCAGTCGTTTTTTTACACCCGCGAAATTAAAAAATCTGGAGTTGCGCGATGGGAGGTACCGCCACGGTCGCCGGCCGTGGTCGCAAACCCAAGCCGACCGCCAAGAAAGCACTCGCCGGAAATCCCGGCAAACGCGCGCTGAATAAGGCCGAACCCGCTTTTTCGAAGATCACAAATGTTGATCCGCCGGAGTGGCTCAGCGACCGCGCTTCGCAGATGTGGAAGATGATTGTTCCCGAGCTTCTGCGTGAAAACGTGGTTGCGATAACTGATTTACACAACGTCGAAGCGTTCTGCGTTGCATACGACAACTGGCGGATGGCACAGGAGTCGGTCCGCCAGCACGGTATTGTCGTTACTGGTGCCACCGGCGGCCCGATGAAAAACCCGGCGCTCACCGCTGCGAACGAAACGATGCGCCAAATGGTGACGTTCGGTTCGATGCTGGGCCTGGACCCGGCCAGCAGGACACGCCTTATCGGCGGCAACAAGGAAAAAGAAACCAACGAGTTCGCCCAACTACTGAGATCGTAAATGGCCAAGTCCGCCCACCCCAACGTCGATAAGGCGATGGTTTGGGGACGGTCTCTGTTGCGCGGGAAGGTGCCGGCCTGCCGCTACATTCATCAGGCCGTGCAGCGCCACTTCGACGATCTGGCAGCCAGTCGCAAGCGCGGGTTCAGATTCAAGTTCGACCCGGCGAAGGCTGAGAAAAAACTCAAGCTGATTCAGCTCTTGCCGCATACCAAGGGTGAGTGGGCGTTCAAGCGCCAGTTGATCACTCTTGAGGGATGGCAACTCTTCGGCCTGGCCGTGACGTTTGGTTGGGTAAAGAAGAAGGGCGGGCACCGTCGGTTCCGCGAGAGCTATTGGGAAGTGCCGCGCAAGAACGGCAAGTCGGTTGTTGCCGGTGGCGTAGGCATTGGCATGTTCGTGGCCGACGATGAGTTCGGAGCCGAAGTCTATTCAGGCGCAACAACCGAGAAGCAGGCCTGGGAGGTTTTCAGACCTGCAAAGCTGATGGTGACGAAATCGCCGATGCTGATCCAGGCAGCGGGCATTGAGGTCAACGCCTCGAACATGAACATCCCGTCCGACTTCAGCCGGTTCGAGCCGTTGATCGGCAACCCAGGGGATGGTGCATCACCCAGTTGCGCGATCGTCGATGAATACCACGAACACCCAACCTCCGCTCAGTACGACACGATGCTCACCGGCATGGGGGCAAGGCGTCAGCCGCTGATGTTCATCATCACTACGGCCGGCGCTGACATCGAGGGGCCTTGTTACGACAAGCGCCGCCAGGTGATCGAGATGCTGGCCGGCACAGTTCCAGACGAAGAGCTGTTCGGCTGGATCTGGACACTTGATGAGGGCGACGACTGGACGGACCCCAAGATGCTGGCCAAGGCCAACCCCAACCACGGCGTATCCGTGTTTCAGGAGTATCTAGAGAGCCAGCAGGCTCGTGCTATTCGATCTGCGCGTTTTACCAACACGTTCAAGACAAAGCATCTGAACCTGTGGGTCAGTGCCAAGTCCGGCTTTTTCAACATGGAGGATTGGAAGTCCTGCGAGGACACCTCCCTTACGCTCGATCAGTTCGAGGGCCAGGAGTGGATTGCCGGTTTCGACCTTGCGCGAAAGCTGGACATGAACTCGAGGGCGCGTCTGTTTTGGCGGGTGATCGACGGAAAGACTCACTATTACAGCGTGGCTCCAAAGTTCTGGGTGCCATACGACACAGCGTTCGATAGCGACAACAAGCGCATGTCCGAGCGCTTCCAGGCCTGGCTGAACTCGAAGCACCTCGAGGTTACCGATGGTGCCGAGATCGATTACCGCGAAATCCTTGAAGACACCAAAGAGGCGAATCACCACGCACCGCTGCGTGAATCGCCGATTGACCCTCACGGTGCTACTGGATTGAGCCATGACCTGGACGACGAGGGTTTCAATCCGATCACCATCACCCAGAACTACACCAACATGTCCGACGCCATGAAAGAGCTGGAAGCGGCTATCACCGCTGGAAGGTTCCACCATGACGGCAATCCAATCATGACCTGGTGTATCGGCAACGTGATCGGCAAAAACATGCCCGGTAACGACGACGTAGTACGGCCCATCAAACAGGGCGATGACAACAAGATCGATGGCGCTGTCGCACTTATCATGTCGGTCGGTCGGGCGATGATGCAAGTCGTTGTCGGCGATGGCGGCGTGGACCGATTCATGGATTCAATCCGGGACCCAATATTCGAATGAACACAGCATCAATCATTTATCTGCTGACTGCAGTGTTGGGCTTTGCCCTTGCCGTGGCAGGCGTTTACGTGCTGCTTGGCATGGGTTGGGCGCTTCTTGCCGCCGCTTCGTCGTGCTTCGTCGCGGCAGCTTTCATTCGAAGGGGGCTGACCGGTGGCTAAGTCTTTTAAATCCGTCTTNNNNACATCCGCCAACGGCAAAACCGTGACGATCAACAAAGCCATGCGTCTGGCCGCTTGCTGGTCTTGCGTGCGCCTCATTTCCGAAACGATAGCAACTCTGCCGCTTGGCTTATACCGGCGCATGCCTGATGGCGGTCGTGAAGTGGCCGGCGACAATGACCTGCACTGGATTCTCAACACCAACCCGAACAGCCGCATGACTGCTGTGCAGTTTTGGGAAGCCGTAGTGGCTTCGATGCTGCTGCGGGGTAACGCCTTTGTCGAGATCATCCGTATAAGCGGCCGGATCGTAGCGCTTGAGTTCCTGCTGCCCAACCGAATGGATTTGGATGTAGCGGACAACGGCGAGATTCTTTACCGGTACCGGGAAAAAAACGGGCAACTCCGAGATATTGCTGGCAGCAACATGATGCATATTCCGGCGTTCTCTCTGGATGGGCAAATCGGACTCTCACCCATCGCCTACGGCGCAGACGTGTTCGGCGCGGCAATGTCGGCAGAGGACGTTGCGAGCTCCACGTTCAAAAACGGCATGCACCAAACCGTGGCCTTTGAGGTTGATGCAACGCTGAATAAGCAGCAGCGCGACGATTTTCGCGACTATGTCCAACGCATCAGCGGGGCGATGAATGCCGGTAAATCACCGGTGCTGGAAAAGGGTGTTTCCGCCAAAGTGATTGGTATCAATCCAGTGGACGCTCAGCTTTTGGAATCTCGAGAGTACAGCGCCGAGGAGATCTGCCGCTTTTACATGGTGGACCCGACGCTGGTCGGTTACAGCGATAAGGCATCGAATTGGGGTACCGGCCTTGAGCAGAAACTACTGCGATTTTTGACCTTCACGCTGCGCAGCTATATGCGCCGCATCGAGGAGGGGATCAGTCGTAGTCTGCTGGCGCCTGCGCAGCGCCGTCAGATTTACCCTGAGTTTTCCATCGAAGGCTTGATGCGTGCTGATAGCGCCGCCCGTGCGGCGCTGTACTCGGGCATGGTGCAAAACGGCATCTACACCCGCGACGAATGCCGCATGAAAGAGAACCTGCCCAAAATGGGCGGAAATGCCGGTGTGCTAACTGTGCAAACCAACCTTTCGCCGATCGACAAACTGGGTCAGGGCGATGACGGGCAAGCCGCAAGGGCAGCTCTACAGAACTGGCTGGATCAGCCGGCAAACTCGAAGGAATAAACCATGCAACCAAAATCCAAGGCTGGCAGTTTTAACTGCGAGCTGAGCCCGCGCGCGCTCGACAGATGGAATCCCGCCATCAAAGCGGCCGTGGAGTCCACCAGCGATACCATCACCATCTACGGCGTTATTGGCCAGGACTGGTATGGGGAAGGCGTTACCGTCTCGCGTATCGACGCGGCTCTACGCTCAATCGGCGATAAGCCAGCCACCGTCTATATCAACTCGCCAGGTGGCGACATGTTCGAAGGCCTGGCCATCTACAACCGGCTCCGCGAGCACAGCCAGCCGATCACAACCAAGGTCCTGGGCTTGGCCGCCTCGGCTGCGTCGGTGATTTACATGGCCGGCGCAAAGCGGGAAGTGGCGAGCAGCGGGTTTCTCATGATCCACAACTGCTGGACGCTTGCAGTCGGAAACCGCCATGACTTGCGCGATGTCGCGAACACGATGGAAGAGTTCGACGCTGCGATGGCCGACCTTTACGCGGAAGGCAGCGGCCAGGCCGTTGCTGACATTGCCGAGATGATGGATGACGAGACGTTCATACGCGGCCGCCGAGCAGTTGAGCTCGGCTTTGCAACGGCCGTTCTCTCTTCTGACGAAATCACCGAGCGTGAAGACGAGCAGGCCCAGCAGAGTAACGCGCTGAAGGCTATGGATATCGCTTTGGCAAAAGCCGGAATGGCCCGCAGCGAACGCCGCGAACTCTTCGCCAATTTCAAGTCCAGCACGCCGCGCGCTGCTGGCGGGGGTACGCAATACGCTGCCTCGTCCGATAAGCCCCGCGATGTCGAGTTGGACCTGCCACCCCTGCAGAAACTTAACTTTTCCTTTCCCGTATGAGGCTTCACACAATGATGAAATTTCGTCTGTCCCCGGCATTCTTGATGGCTGTGTTGTCTATCGCTGCCTTGATCCCGCTGACCTTCGGTGCCACGCCCGAAGCAGTTATGGGTTCGCTTTTGCTGGTGGGTATTTCCACTGCGCTCGTAAAACGTGGAACCTCTCAATATCGCGGCTGGAATGCTCAGATGGGGAAAATCGGTGAGGATGACATCGAAACCCAGTACAAGCAGACCCAGGCCAACCTCAAGGACATCGGTGATCAGCTCAAGGCACATGCCGAGCAGGCGCAGAAGAATGTCGATCGCCATGAGGGCCTGAGCAAAGAAACGTCGGCCAAGGTCGATGAGTTGTTGATGAAGCAGGGCGAACTGCAGGCTCGCGTGCTGGAAGCCGAGCAAAAGCTTGTCAATGCCAACCGTGACACACAGCGCAACGAGACCCCTAAGTCCGCTGGCGAGTTGGTCGTTACCAGCGAACATATGGAAGGCGTCAATTCGTCGTTCCGTGGCTCCCGTCGCGTTTCCGTACCTCGCGCCGCGATCACCACCACATCTGCCGGTGGCTTGGCGGCCACTGAGCGCCTGGACACTGTTGCGCTGCCGGGCATGCGTCGGGCCACCATTCGCGATCTGGTTGCCCCCGGCCAGACCGAGGCTGGCTCGCTTGAGTACGTCCGCGAGACAGGCTTTACAAACAATGCTGCGATCGTAGCGGAGGGCTCTGCAAAGCCGTATTCCGAAATCACGACCGCCTTGGTTACAGCGTCGGTCCGTACTATCGCCCACCTGTTCAAAGCCTCGCGTCAGATTCTGGATGACGCAAAGGCTTTGCAGAGCTACATCGATGCGCGGGCTCGGTATGGCTTGCTGCTCACTGAAGAGTCCCAGTTGCTGTACGGCAGCGGGGCTGGTGCAAATCTGCAAGGGCTTGTTCCGGTAGCGAATCAATACACGTCTCCGGCTGGCTGGACCGTTACCGGCGAACAGCGCATCGACCGACTTCGCTTGGCCCTTTTGCAAGCTGAGCTGGCAGAGTTCCCTTCGGATGGCATCGTGCTGAACCCAACTGACTGGGCGCTGATTGAATTGATCAAAGACAGCCAGGGCCGCTATTTGATCGGTCAGCCGCAGGAAGGCACTGCAGCTCGTCTGTGGAATCGCCCAGTAGTCTCAACCCAAGCCATGAAGCAAAACGACTTCCTGGTAGGTGCCTTCAAACTGGGTGCGCAGATCTTCGACCGGATGGAAGTTGAAGTTTTGATTTCCACCGAGAACGACAAGGACTTTGAGAACAACATGGTCACGCTTCGCGCTGAAGAACGCCTAGCGTTTGCCATCTACCGTACCGAAGCTTTCGTCACTGGCAAGCTCACGGCTGCGGCCGCTGCGGCTTAAGCTGCCCAACCCCTAAAGTGGGCGGCACCGCCTGCCCACCGAGGTGATACATGTCAGATTTATTGATAAAGCCGCTGCGTGCATATGAGGACCGCGGCTCCATCCGTGACACCGACAACGAGCCTTATGCCGCGCCTGTATGGCTAGCCAAGGAGCTGGAGCAACTCAAGCTTTGCAAGATCGTAGGCGAGGTTGGAGACGCTTTAACGTCGAACTTCAGTGAGCGCTCGGCGCTGACGGTTGCGAAAAAGGGGCAGCGTTGGATCATTGTCGACGCTGAAGGCGCTCAGCTCGGCGACTTCATCGGCAAGAAGGAAGAGGCCGAAAGCGAATTAGCCAAACTTTCGGCCTCCACCGCCTCGGATCTCGCCGCGAATCCTGAGCCTGATGCCGCTATCGAAGGACCGTCTGTTCAAGGCGAGAATTTGATTCCGGAACCCGAGCAGCACCAACCACCTCAGGAGTGACGCATGCCCGTCATCAGCATAGAAACGGCCATGCATCACCTGCACGCCGAATCCGAAGATCAGCCGCTTGTGGAGGCATTGCTTGGCGCGGCTGAGGAAGCCGCTATGCAGTTTTTGCAGCGCCGGTTCTATGCCGACAAAGAGTCTGCCGAATCCGCCAAGGTTGGCACCGTTGATCGCATACGTGAGGCCCGTTCTGCCTATCAAGCGGCGAAGACGGAGGCGGAGCTGCCAGAGAACGCCGACATACGCTGCACATTAGTGGAGCGGGCGCGCCAGGCTTTGGCCGATTCGTATGAGTCCATCGACATGGACGATTTCGGAATAGTGATCAACCCTGCCATTCAGGCTGCTTGTCTACTCAAGCTGGGCCACCTGTTCGCCAACCGCGAGGAAGTGGTAATTGGCACGACTGCTACGGAGATGCCGCTGGCGTCCAAGTCTTTACTCATGCCATACCGCATCAGGATGGGCGTGTAATGCGTGCCGGACGACTTCGACATCGCATAACGTTCCAGGCGCTGGGCCGACTGCAGGACCCTAAGACCGGTGAAGAGCTGGCGAGCTGGCAGACGGTGTGGGACAAAGTCCCCGCAGCGGTCGAGCCGCTGAGCGCCAGAGATTTTATTGCTGCCCAGGCCAGCCAGTCGGAGGCGACCGCGAGGATGGTTATCCGCTACCGAGTCGGCGTGCTGCCGACGATGCGAATCCTTTACCGGGGTGATGTCTACGACATCAAAGGCCCGCCTTTGCCCGATCCCGATTCAGGTCTGGACTATCTCACCATCTTGGTGGCCAAGGGGGTCAACGATGGCTGACTCAGTGGATTTCCAACTGGAGGGTATTGACTCTCTCGTTGGGAAATTCGAATCAATCACTCAGGACATGAAGCGTAAAGGCGGTAGGTCGGCGCTGCGTAAGGCTGCCCAGCTGGTGGCCAACAAAATGAAGGAAGGCGCGAAATGGATAGACGACCCTGAAACAGGCCGATCTATTGCGGACAACGTCGCGCTTCGCTGGAACGGCAAATTGTTCAAGTCGAGCGGGGACCTGGGTTTCCGGGTTGGTGTCCTGCAAGGCGCTGTCCTCAAGAAAGGCGGCGACAAATCTGCGAACGCTGCGACGCCTCATTGGCGACTGATCGAATTCGGTACTTCCAAAATGCGGGCGGATCCATTCGCGCGAAAAGCCTTGGCCGACAACATAGCGGAGGCAACCAACACATTCATCACTGAATACGAGAAGGCCNNNNGTGGCGAAATGCGCTTCGGCGAGGTGCCGGCCAATGCGGTGGTGATTGCCGGCAATCGTGCCGACCCGAAACTGCCGGGCGTGTCGCTGGCCTGTGCGGTGATCGTGAAATACGTCGATGAGCGCACGCGTTCGAAAACTGCGCTCAACGACCTGGTCCGAGCGCTAAGCCGATGAACGCCGCAGGCAATGCTTTCGTCAGGCTGCAAGGCCTGCTTGATGACCTACCGCCCGCGCCAGGCTTGCCGGTCATCGCCCTGCACTTGGGCGAAAGTCGACTGGGGGACCCGATATCGCTGCTGGAACCGTTGTCTGAACTCTATGACTGGACCCGCTATCCGCCGCTGGCAAGGTGCAGGTTCACGCGGGCCGAATTGCCGCAAGTATCTGCGACGAAGAGGGGAAGCCCGTCTTCACGGTTGAAGACATCACCGGTGAAGCTGATCCAACGCGTGGCTCGCTCGACCCCAGCCTGACTTTCGCGTTGCTGACAGTCATCGCCCAGGTCAACAACTTGGGAAAGACGGCGCCCTCTCCGGCGAAGAAGAGTTCTGGCACGAGCTCGTCCTCGCCGGCATCGGCGGGCGTACGATCGCGGAAGCCAAGGAAACCCTCAGCCTGAATGAGTTCAGGTCCTGGCTGAAGTACCGGGCGCTACGTGGCTCTCTGAACATCGGCATGCGGGTGGAACGCGGATCGGCATTGCTCGCAATGATGTACGCCAACGTGAATTACAAGGACGGTCCGTACAAGATTTTCGACTTCATGCAGCATGAGGTCGAGCCGCCCATCAGTCTCGAGCAGGCTATGGAAAGCTGGGCATAAAACTTAAAAGGCCCGCACAGCGGGCTTTACCTTTGGAGGCGGGTTGAATGAGCAAGTCACTGGGCACGCTCACGCTGGATTTGGTGGCCAGGATCGGTTCCTTCACTGGCCCTCTTGACAGGGCGAGCCAAGAGGCAAAGAAACGCAACGCGGAAATTGCCAAGTCTTTTGAAAACCTGGCCAAGGGTGTGGGCGTTGCCATCGCAGCTGTCCCTGCCGCTCTGACAGGGCTGGTCGCCTACACGGCCGGCAGCGCTAAGGAAATCTCCAACCTTGCAGCGCTGGCTGGTCTTGGAACAACCGAGTTCCAGAAGTACGCGGCGGGCGCGAAAACTGTTGGCGTTGAGCAGGACAAGCTCGCGGACATCTTCAAGGATACCAACGACAAGCTGGGCGACTTCTTCAACACCGGCGGCGGCGAGCTGAAAGACTTCTTCGAGGTCATCGCGCCGAAGGTCGGCGTGACAGCGGAAAGTTTCAAAAAGCTCAACAGCGCCGAAGCTCTTCAGTTGTATGTTTCGACCCTTGAGAAAGCGAATGTCTCCCAGGCTGAAATGACCTTCTATATGGAAGGCATTGCCGACGAGGCTAGTGCGCTCGTTCCCTTATTGCGCAACAGTGGGAAAGAGTTCAAGCAGCTGGGCGATGCTGCGGAGTCCGCCGGCGCTATTCTCAGCGTTCAAACCATAGCCGTCTCGAAACAGTTTTCGAGCGAGCTTGTGGGGCTCATGCAGAACTTGCAGGGGACAAAAAACAAGATCGCTGATGATTTCATGCCAGTGGTTCAGCAATTGACAAAAGACCTTAACGACAGCGTCAAAGCGGGCGGCGGTGTAACAAAGGTCGTGGGGGAGATGGGCGACAAGCTCGTTACCGCAACTGCATTTGTCGTTAGCGCTGGCGATGGAGTTACGAGAGTATTCAAGATCGTTTCGGATACCCTTGTAGGTATGTATGCGACGGCAGTTGGCTATACATCTTCGATGATGGCGGATGTCGCGGCGGGTTTGGCAAAGTTCACCATTGGTGATGTGTCCAAACAGTTCATAGCAGACAGTGCGCGCCTGCGCGATGAGGCTAAAGTGAACTTTGGCGCTGCCGCTGAGGCGGCAGCTGGGATCAAGGAAAGTCTCGAAACGCCCCTCGCGGGCGATACGATTCAGAAATACATCACCGATGCGCGGGCTGCTGCGGGCGAGTACCAGCGCCTATTTGGTGGTACCGGCTTCAGTGATCAGGGTGGAAAGGGCAGCGGAGTCGATCCTAAAGCTCTGGAAGCGGCCAAGCAGGCTGCAAAGGACGCCGCGTCGGCGGCGAAGAAACTGAGCGATACCGTCAAGGGTTCAGAGACCGACCTGCAGCGTCAGATCGCGCTGATCAATACCAGCAAGGACGAGCAGAAAAACGCTACGGAAGTGGACAAGATTCGCTTCGAAGTTGCATCGGGCAAGCTGGTCGGGATCAACGCTGTTCAGCAGAAGCGCCTCGAGGGACTGGCATCGGAGCTGGATGCTCTCCAAAAACTCAAGGTAGCGAACGAGGAAGAGGCCAAGGCGGTTAGCTTCCTTGCCACGCTGAAGGATGAGAATGCTGCCACAGGCGGCGGCTTCGATATGGAGCTTGCTGGCGCAGGGATGGGCGACAAGGCCCGGGACCGCCTGAAGCAGGATATGGCCATTCAGGAGGATTACGCGCGCAAGGCTGCAGACCTTCAGGCGCAGCGCAACTCCGGCGATATCAGCGCCGAGCTTTACGCCAATGAGACCGGCATGCTCTCCGAGGTGCTGGCCGAACGAATGGTCATCCAGCAGGACTATTACAATCAGCTCGACGAGGCCCAGTCCAACTGGATGGCCGGCGTAAGTGATGCCTGGCAACACTATGTGGACGCCGCCGAAAACTATTCTGCGATCGCGGCCGATTTCGTGTCTGGCAGTCTAGATGATTTGACCGGCGGCCTGGGTAACGTGTTTTCCGACGTGGTCACCGGTGCAAAGGACGCTGGAGACGCTATCGCTGACTTCACTGGGAACATGTCCAAGTCGGTTATCAATGCTCTGAGCGACATGGCGGCGCAGTGGCTGATCTATCAGGGCATTCAACTGCTCGTTGGTAAAAGCGGGCAATCGGCGGCGGCCACCGGCTTGATCGCCAACGCGCAGGCAGCGTCTGCGCAGGCAGCGCTGAACGCTTACGCATCGACCGCCGGTATTCCGCTGATCGGTCCAGCTGCTGCGCCGGCCGCCGCGCTCGCTGCTGCAGCTGCAACAGCACCAATGGTCGCTTCTGTTTCCGCTTCCGCGCTGATGGGTATGGCGCACAACGGTATAGACAATATCCCGAAGGAAGGCACCTGGCTGCTCGATCGTGGTGAGCGCGTGCTCAACCCGAACCAGAACCGCGATCTGACCAATTACCTGGCTGACAAGTCTGGGACTGGCGGGGTTGGCGGCACCCCGATCACAATCAACGCACCCGTTACCGTGCAGGCCCAGCCCGGCGTCAGCGATGCAGATGCAATGCGACAGGGTAAAGCTGCTGGCGAAGCGTTGGCTCAAGAGGTGCGCAGCGTTCTGCAGCGTGAAATGGGGCAGGGCGGGTTACTTTGGAGGCGCGTCGCGTAATGGCTGAGACATTCGATTTTGATGTACAGGTCGGCGCGTCCGGGGACGTGAAGCAGCGCACTTGGTCGAACGACTTCGGCGACGGCTACACCCAGGCAGGCGGCGTAGGCATCAACACCAAATCGCAGGCGTGGGACGTGACGGTGACCGGGCGGTTCGGCGCGGGCCAGAAGCTCCAGCAGGTTCAGGACTTCCTTGATCGGCATGAGGGCTTCAAGTCATTCCTCTGGACACCGCCGGGAAGCGGGCAAGGCCGATACGCAGCAAACGGCTACAAACTGTCGACCCTCGGCAACGGTATGCACTCACTGTCCACGAACTTCAAGCAAACCTTCAAACCCTGACCCCGCCGAGTGCGGGGTTTTTCGTAGGTAACCACCATGATTTACAGCGCGGACATCCAGAAACTGGAGCCCGGCAACCAGATTCGTCTATACGAATTGGATGCCACCCGGCTTGGAGCAACGCTCTGGCGCTTCCACGGGCACGAGCATGAGGGCGACATCATCTGGCAGGACCAGCTGTATTCCCCGATCCAGATTGAGGTCACCGGCTTAGATATCCGAGGTGATGGCCGGCCAGCAACCCCGAAGCTCATGCTGGCCAACGAGCTGTCGGGAATTCCACAAGCAGTTTCAGCGATTTGCCTTCAGTTCAAAGACCTTGCCGGCGCGGACTTCAAGGTGATCGAGACGTTCAAGCATTTCCTTGACGCCGCGAACTTCGACGGCGGCAATCCGGACGCTGCCGATCAGAGCCGCATCAGTCTGTGGAAAATCGAGCAGAAGACCGAAGAAAACTTCTCGACGGTCGGGTTCGAGCTGTCCAGCCCCATCGACATGGAAGGCCAGCAGCTTCCTGCCCAGCAGATCACCAAGCTGTGCCGCTGGGCCATGCGCGGCCAGTACCGGCAGGAGGCCTGCGCTTACACCGGCACCGCGATGTTCGACAAGAAGAACGAACCCACCGACAACCCTGCGCTGGACCGTTGCGGCGGCTGGTGGAGCAGCTGCAAGTTGCGCGGCAATACCCGCCGGTTCGGCGGATCAATGGGCGCGAGCCTGATCGCCAAGGGGTAACCATGCGAATCAATCAAAAGCTTCAGGATGCCATGCGGGCGCACGCCGAGCAGTCACACCCGGCCGAGGCCTGCGGGCTGCTGATCAAGACTGATGCAGGCCGCGAGTATGTGCCGTGCGGCAACGTGGCCACCGACCCGCTGCAGCACTTCCTGATCGACAAACACGACGCGGCGGCAGCAGAGGACCGGGGCGAAGTACTGGCGATCGTTCACAGCCACCCGGACCGAGCCGCCACGCCGAGCATGACCGATCTGGTCAGCTGCGAGCTGCACGAACTGCCCTGGGCGATTGTAGGCTGGCCCGGCGGCGATATTCAGTGGTTCAAGCCGACCGGGTTCCAGGCTCCGCTGCTTGGCCGGGACTTCTCGCATGGCCTGCTCGATTGCTGGTCGGCCTGCCGCGACTGGTACGCACGCGAGGCCGCGCTGCCGCTGCCGAACTTCGAACGCAAAGAGCTGTGGTGGGAAGATCCTGACAGCCCGAGCCATTACGAAGACAACTATGAAGCATGTGGCTTCGTCCGGGTTGAGCAGCCCCAGCGAGGCGACATGCTAATTTTTCAGATACCAACTGTAGGTCGTCCCTGCCACTTCCCGAATCATGCCGCGATCTACCTCGGCGCCGATGCCAGCCTGCACAGCGAGGACGCTCCGGCGCTGGGCGGCGTTGGTCCGTTCATCTACCACCACATNNNNACCCGCTTCGGCGGGTTTTTCTTTTTCTGGGGGCGGTATGGGAAGTGCGGCAGCAGCGCGAAGCATTCGCGGGAGCAAGGGCGGCGAGGCGAAACAGAAGCAGCCAACGATTGCCACGAACGGCACAGCTTCTATCGCCACCGCACGCATCGTCTATCTGTGGAGCTGGGGGCCGATTGTTGGCCCGGTGAACGGCCTGCGCTCGGTGAAACTGGACGGAACACCGCTCGTGGCCGAGGACGGCACTGTTAACTTCCCGGGCGTGAAATGGCAGTTCCGCAACGGTGAGCTGAACCAGCCGCGTCTTGAGGGCATTGCCGAGTCGAGCAATGAAATCGATGTAAACCAACAGTTGCTCAGCACCACGCCGTACCTGCGCACCATTACCAACCCGGTGCTGGACGCGGTGCGCGTTCGCTTCAGCTGGCCACAGCTCCAGTCGCAGGATGCAAGTGGCAACGTGAATGGCGTGCGGATTGAATATGCGATCGACCTGGCCACCGACGGCGGCCCTTTCGTCCAGGTGCTCAAAGACTTTGTGGACCGCAAGAACGTCACGAAGTACGAGCGCAGCCACCGCATCAATCTGCCTGCGGGCAGCCGCTGGACCATGCGCGTGCGACGGATCACGGCAGAGGCGAACAGCTCTCTGGTTCAGGACGCCATGTTCATTGATGCGGTCGCCGAGGTGGTAGACAGCGACCAAGAGTTTCCGCTCACCGCCGTGGGCTGCGTCGAATATGACGCTCAACAGTTCGGCGGCGATATCGCCAAGATTGCGGTTCACATGCGCGGCATGATCGTGCGCGTGCCGACCAACTACGATCCTGAAGCGCGGACCTACGCCACGTCAGGCGCCGGGACGAGCAACGGCATTTGGGACGGGACGTTCAAGCTCGCGTACACCAACAACCCGGCTTGGGTCTGCTATGACATCTCGCTAAACCCGTATTACGGTCTGGGTCACCGAATCGATGCCACGATGGTGGACCGCTGGAACCTGTACCGCATCGCGCAGTATTGCGATCAGATGGTGCCGGACGGTATGGGCGGTACGCACCCGCGATTGACCTGCAACATTTACCTGCAGAAGCAGGCGGATGCCTACGCGGTGTTGCAAGATCTGTCGGCCATCTTTCACGGCATGAGTACTTGGGATGGCAGCCAGATCACGTTCACCGCCGATATGCCTGGCGATCCCGTTTACACCTACAACCCTTCGCAAATCCTCAACAACGGCGAAATCCAGTATTCGGGCACCCGTGCGCGCGACCGTCACAACCTGGCGATGGTGACCTGGGATAACCCGGCTCAGGATTTCAAGACAGACAAAGAGCCCGTCTTTGATGACGTGGCGATGGCCGAATCTGGATCGGTCAACGAACTGGCGGTGGACGCTTACGGCTGCACCACGCTCGGGCAGGCGCAGCGGGCAGGGCAATACGCGCTTATCACTGAGCAGACTCAGACGCGGCCAGCGACCTTTCGTGTTGGCCTCGACGGGCAGATACCGAAGCCTGGTCAGATCATCGCCGTGGCCGACCCGATGCTGGCTGGCCGAGCGAACGGTGGGCGCATCAGCGCAGTGGCTGGGCGGGTTATCACTGTTGACCGTGACATCGATATTTCGGCCGGTGCCAAGCTGCGGGTGAACCTGCCCAGCGGCAAGTCCGAAGCCCGTGCGATCACTTCAATCAGTGGGCGGCGTGTGACGATCGCTGCAAGCTTCAGCGAAGTGCCGGAAGCGGAATGCGGTTGGATACTCGAATACGACGACCTGAAAACCATGCAGTTTCTGGTGCGCAACATCACGCGCCCGGAATGGCACCAGTACCAGTTCGAGTGCATCCAGCACGAACCGAGCAAGTTCGACGCCATCGACTTCGGCGCTGTGGTGGATATCCGCCCAATCAGCGGCGTACCGGTGGGCGTGCAGTCTGCGCCAGGCGCGGTGTTCGTGACGCAGCATGTTGTCATCGATCAGGGCATAGCTGTCACCAACATGACCATCAGCTGGGACGCTGCGCCAGGCGCGGTAGCGTACGACGTGGAATGGCGCTGGGGCTCGCGTGAGTGGGTCAAGGTGCCGCGTACCGGTGAGCTGCTGGTTGACGTGCCCGGCATCTACTCCGGCCAGTACATGGCAAGGGTGCGCGCTGTCAGCGCTTTGAACGTGTCATCGCTCCCGACTACATCCCTGCTGACAAACCTGAAGGGCAAGACAAGCTTGCCGCCGGCTGTTACGTCGCTGACTACCACGCCTTTGATCTACGGGATTGGCCTTAAATGGACTTTCCCGCCAGGCACAGAAGATGCTCAACGTACTGAAATATGGAACAGCAAGATCAATGATCGCGCTACTGCGACGAAGCTTGCAGACTTTGCCTATCCGCAAGCCAGCCATGAAATGCAGAACATCACGCCGGGGACGAACCTGTTCTTTTGGGCGCGCATTGTCGACAGGTCTGGAAACGTAGGGCCGTGGTTCCCAGCAGATAAAGGTGTGCTCGGACAGGTCAGTGTCGACGAGCCGGCGTATGAAAAGTACTTCATCGGAAAGATCAAGGCTTCGGCGCTGGGTGATCAGCTATTCACTGAAATCGGAAAAATCTCCGGGAATGGGGATGGCTCCGTAAACAAACGTCTTGCTGAATTGAAAAGCGAGATCGGCGCTATCACCGATGCACTAGTGTACGTGCCTACCGACGCCTACGTGCGGGACAATACCGTGCGCGTGGGTGACAACCTCTGGACGGCTATCGCTGCGGTGCCTGCGGCTGCTAACGGCGCCAACGGCCCGCCGAACCCTACGTACTGGGTCAACACCGGCCAGTCGATCCGCTCGGCCAACGCCCAGGCGGATCAGGTTTCCAAAAACACAGCCAACATCGCAACGGTCGACGGCAAGACCAGCGCGACCGCCAGCCAGCTCCAGGCGGTTCAGGCCCAGTACCGAGCAGACAGCGGGGAGGGCGATCTGCTGGACGCGCTCAAGGGCTGGGATAGTACAGCCAGCTACGCACAGGAAGTGAAAGTCAGAACTGAGCAGGATTTCGCCCAAGCTCAACGCACCACGTTGCTGGATGCACGTGTCGGTGGCAACGAGTCGAAAATCAGCATCGTCGAAACGACAATTGCTACGGACAGGCAGGCTACCGCCCAGCAGCTGACAACATTGAGTGCGGCGGTCGATTCGAATCAGGCCGCCACCCGGAGCGAAGCAACCGCCAGAGCAGATGCAGACAGCGCGCTCGCCGCCAGAATCGAGCAGGTACAAGCCACCGCCAGCGGTGCAAGTTCCGCCGTAAGGGACGAAGCAGCAGCGAGAGCGGATGCGGACGGTGCCCTGACCCGACAGATAAGCACTGCGCAATCGACAGCAAATGGGGCGTCGGCCAATGCTGAAACGGCTACAAAAACCGTTTCGGCGCTCGGCGGCAAGGTTTCGGCGCTTACGACCATTAAAACGGCCACCACAGTTGGCGGGCGTACGGTTATGGCCGCTCTGGCTGTAGGCGTCGAGGGTCAGGAGCAGGAGTCGCAGATACTCGCGTTTGCGCAGCGCTTCGCAATTCTGGACGAGGTCAGCGGAACGATGATTGCGCCGTTTGTGGTGCAAGGCGGGCAGGTGTTCATCAACACCGCAATCATCAACACGGCCTTTATCAGAGAAATCATTGCGGGAATGTCGATCACGTCTCAGGCCAAGAACTCACGCGGTGAGCCTTTGTTAGAACTCAACTTCGTAACGGGTGCGGTGAATATTCGCAGCCAGGACGCGGAAGGCTCGGTGCTTCTAAACAACCGTGGTCTTTATGTTTATGACGCCAACTTGGTAGAGCGCACGGCTGTAGGTCGATTGACGGCGTCTTAACCTCGTACTGATAAAGCATTTCGGAGAAACGATGGATATTTATGGAGTGCGAGTGCGAGACGCCGGCAACGTCCAGACGTTAGGGATGGAAGATTTCACTATCAGAAAGCTGGCTTCGATGGTGATACCAGCTTCTCGCACGAGCGGTGAGGGCATTCGTAGTGATTATATCCTGATGGATGTACCGAACTATGATCCTGCGAAGTGTTTCGTGCTGATTACCCCAAGGCAGTATGCCTCCTATGGACAGCCTGGCAATCCTGATGCGTGGGGGTATGTTCCCACTTATAAGGATTTAGGAGGAACGAGCATCGGAATATTTACTTACGTCAACAGAAGACGCCCTACCGGGGTAGGTGGGCGATTCAGGGATGAATGGATAGAACATGCTGTTGAGTCTGTAGTGGAAGTTGTGAGGGTGGGGTGATGGTGGACTATGGTTTCTCCGCAGTTAATGGGGCGAGCTCGGTTATTATCGGTAGCAAGTACAAGGTGCTGGTATTTTCCGAGCGAGGCCAGTTCGCTATCACTTCCCGATATACGGATAAGGAAGGGTTTGGATCTGTCGTTTTTGCCCGGCCAATTCTGACCCAAGAGCCGCCACAGATTTTCGTCAGGCACATAAGCGGTAGCCATCCTTCCTTGGGTATTTATACCACCATGTCGGGAGGGCCCGGTAACTGGACCGGGTTTTTGGTGACCTCGGCAGTTAGGTTTGGCAGTTCGCTGCAGAATTACTCAATGGAGTACGTCGCTTGTAAGTTCGCTGATCAGCCAAGCCCCGAGGTTTACGGTATGAATATTCGGGACGATGCTCGGCGCATAGTATTTTCGTCGGCTGACAAGATTGTGAGATACAGTAAGTTCGCCAAAAACTGGACACTACAAAAAGGCGATATGGTTGATATTTATGATAGCAACCTAACCATTGATGCTGACGACTTTGTTTGCATTTCCAGCATAGACCGGGGTGTCATGTGGTTTGCAGACGGCGTCCAGTTTGCGGGCCTTACCTTGCTGAGTAACAGTGTGCCTGTTTTACAAATAAACGCTCAAATCGCGGGCGGTGGATATTGGTATTACCAAGGAATGAACGAAACCTGCTTCGCTATACCGGTCTGTAAGTTTTCTGTCTCTAGATATTATAACTAAGCACTTTTTGGAGTTGCACATATGCCTTGGCTTAGAAGCGGTACTGTCTCCGTGACAAACGGATCAACTGCCGTGACGGGCGTGAACGCTGCTTTTGACGCGAACTCCCGCGTGGGCGACGCCTTTGTAGGGCCTGATGGCCTGAGTTACGAAATCGCGAACGTGGCCAGCCCTACGGTTATATCGATTCTACCGCCGTATAAGGGGGCTACGGTAAGCGGTGCAAGCTACGCGATCATGCCCGTTCAGGGGTACGATAAGCTGCTTCGAGACGCATTTAATGCTGTAAATCTGCGCTGGGGAAATACCCTTGCGAGTCTCGGCACGACCGGCAACTACGACATTCTGCCTGTTGCCAAGGGCGGGACTGGCGCAGCGTCGGGGGCTGATGCCCGAACGAACCTAGGTCTCGGCACTGTTGCAACCGAAAACACTGTTCCGGTTAACAAAGGGGGTACAGGCCGCACTGACGGACGAGTGCTGCTGTCCGAGATCGGAGTTCAGCAGGCAGCAGCCCTCTTCGGAGTGCAAGGCATGTATATGGGCTGGAATACCGGCTCTAAGGGTGAGGGTCACTTCGTTGTAAACAAGGGCGGTGGCGCGGGTGGATTTACGTGGCGCTCCGTGAACGCGGCCAACAGCGCTACCGGCCCCGAAATGACCTATAGCTACGACGGCCTGTTGAGTGTGTCCTCACTTGCTGTGACTGCCGCACCAATCGGGATTTCATCTGGCGGCACGGGAGGCAACACTGCTGCAACCGCTCGCAACGCTCTCGGCATTGGCGCCGCTCAAGCGCCTACTTTCGGCGGAATTGAACTCAGCAACACCAGTCCTTATATCGACTTTCATTTCAACAACACTGCTGCCGACTATGACGTCAGGATCATCAACCAAAATTCTGGAATTCTTACTGTTGCTGGCGCTCTTGAAGTGACCGGACGGGTTGCTTCAGCAGGTACTTGGTGTAGAGCAGGCCTTAGCGCCGGGCGTGGCGGCACCGTCTATAACTACAATTGGACCGGCTCAAACGTAGATGTGTGGATCGACAACACCTATGTCGGGACCATGACGCTGTTCGGGTCTGACTACCGGTTCAAGAAGTACATCACCGATGCAAAAGTACCGTCGTACCGTGATCGCATCAACGCTTACAGAATCGTCACCTACCAGCGCAAGGTGTTCGGCGCGGTGTTTCGTGGCGATGGAACCACCTATCAAGGCTTGATTGCGCATGAGGCGCAGGCTGTAAATCCCTTGGCCGTGACCGGCGAGAAGGATGGCGTCGACGAAAGCGGCAACGCACGTATCCAGCAGCTCGACCCGATGGCCTTGATCACCGATCTGATGGGCGCTGTCAAAGAGCTGCACACAGAGTCTTTAGAGCTGCGCGCCGAGCTGGCCGCGCTCAAGACATCGATTCAGCCAGCCCCAGAACCAGCCGCCGCGTAACACCTGAACAGCAACACCCGCACCCCCGCCATTGAGCGGGTATTTTTTTGCCTGGAGAAACCGAAATGCCGATCACTGCGCAGCAACTACTGCAGATCCTCCCGAGCGCCGGCCAGAAAGCCGGCGTTTTTGCACCCGTCTTGAACACAGCGATGAGCAAGTACCAGATTGTGACCCCGCTGCGTATCGCTGCATTCATTGCCCAAGTCGGCCATGAGTCCGGTCAGCTGCGCTACGTCCGCGAGATTTGGGGCCCAACGAAGCAGCAGCTGGGTTACGAGGGCCGAAAGGACCTTGGCAACACCGTTGCGGGTGATGGCTCGAAATTTCGGGGCCGTGGACTGATCCAGGTGACGGGCAGGGCCAATTACGAGGAATGCGGCGAAGCACTGGGCCTCGACCTGATCAACCATCCCGAATTGCTCGAACTGCCGCAGCACGCCGCTATGTCGGCGGCGTGGTTCTGGCACCGGGCCGCTCTCAACACGCTGGCCGACAAGGGCGACTTCCTGACCATCACCAAACGTATCAATGGTGGCACGAATGGCTTGGCTGATCGGCAGACGCTGTATGTTCGCGCGCTTGAGGTGCTGGCGTGAGCGGTCTTTACGCAAGAGTCGGCGGCTTATTACTGATCTTGCTGGCGCTGGCCGGTGCGTTGTACGGGGCTTACCTGCATGGCGTGACCGTCACCGACCTGGACTGGAAGGCGAAGTGGGCCGAGGAAGTCAGTTCCCAATCCGAAGCGGTGGCCACGACGACCACCGAATACCGAACCGAAGAGCAACGCCGTCAGAAAGCGGCCAACCAGGTAGCAAACCATGCAAGACAAGAACAGACCGCTGCGCTTACTGATGCTGCTGTCGCTGATGCTGCTGGCGACCGGCTGCGCGTCGAAGCCGGAAAGCTGGCAGCCGCCACAAGTTGCTCCCCCAGCAATACCGGCGCTGCCGAACGAGGCAAGGCAGCCAGCCGTGCCGCAATGGTGCTCTCCGAGCTGCTCAGCAGGTCTGACGCGCGAGCGGGAGAACTCGCTAAATACGCTGACTCTGCCCGAGTAGCCGGGCTGGCGTGTAATCGCCTTGTCGATGAGCTATCCGGCACCATCAATCAAGTCAGGCCGTAGGCCTGATTAGAATTCGTGCTTCACGCACAAAAGGAGCGGCTGGTAAGGATGCGTCAACATCCGTTCCAGCCACCGAACCGCAGACTATTCCTGCAAGTCCAGCCAAGGCCCCTCGCTCTGTGCACAAAGCGCGGCGAGCCTATCACCTGTTTATCCATACAGTAAAGGCTTGCACATGACTAACCCCATTATTCCCTGGATGGGCGGCAAGCGCCGCCTCGCCGACCGGCTTATCCCCCTTTTCCCGCCACATGAATGCTAT